GGCGGAGTGCTCGCGTACCTCGTGATCGCTCCCGCGATTGCCCTCTTCGGCGAAAACCTCGATGCGGTGATGTGTCGTGATCTGGTGAGTGTCGATTGGCAGGGATATCTCTTTGACTGCGATTTCAATCAGATGCTGGGCCTGCCGCTGCGCCGTGCCGGACAGTCGCGAAGCCACCTGCGTGATGTCGTCGGCCAGTCGTTGGCTGAGCTTCCTATCGTTGTCCGTGACCACTGCTACGGCTGCACCGCGGGACAGGGCAGTTCCTGTGGCGGGGCGAGTTCGCCTCGCAGCAGCCCGGCTTCGAGGATGAAGTCGAAGGTCACGTCGATCTTCGGCTTGAGCAGTTCGTTATGCAGCCTCTCCAGCACCGGCCCCAACATGAGCAGCTTCTCTTCGTGCCGCTCCGCGATCTCGCGGGCCGTGATGTTCGAGCGCTGGTCGTTCGCGATCATCATGAAGAGGTCCGCGTAGAACGTCTTCGAGACGCGGTCACGCACGTCCTGGATGTCGAGCAGCAGGGGCTGCAGTTCGAGCTTCACGTCGAACATCGACTGAATCTTGTTCTGCGGGCCGACCATGTCGACGTACGCCGTGCCGCCGGGCAGCGTCGACAACTGCTGCTCCTTCAGTGCGGCCGGCAGTTGCAGGGGCGGCTTGACCATGTAGTCGATCGCCTGGCCCTTGCGCATCTGCTGGTGTTGGAGCTGCTTGACGTCACCCAGCGCTTCCATGCCGGGCGAATTGCCGTAGATGTCGCCGCCACTCGCGTGCCAGCGCGGGCACAGTGCTGGGAACCGATTGAAGCCTGACTCGCGCAGCAGGTCGTCACCATCGCCACCCGCTTCGAGGTAGCACGAAGCGAACGGCATGTTGAGCGGATCGCGTCGCGTGTAGTCACGCGCTGTGCGAGGCTGGATCAGGTGGATCACCGGCACCCAGTCGTCAATCGCGCCGCGGTCGTACATGTTCTTCACAGCGTTCGAGAGCTTGTCTTTGCCGAACTCCTCGACCATCTGGCCGACCGTCATCTCGAACTCACGGGCCAGCGTGTGCACGTTGCCCTTGTTGTCGGTACTGATCGCGTACTCGCCGACCGTCAGCGGCATGTGGTGCAGGATGTTGTCGTAATCCTTCTGGATGATGTCGGCTGCCGTGCCGAAGGCGCCGAGCTCCTCGTAGACGGAGTGCAGTGCGCGGTACGTGTTCGAGCGTGCGAACGCGTGGCGCATGAGTTCCGTCACACGCTCCAGCCACAGCTTGACGGGTGCGAACTCCATCAGGTCTGCGTCGGGTGTCGCGAGTCGGAACCACGGACGCGCGGGGCTCGTCATCCCCGCCATCATCCCGGCAGCAAGTACACGAAGTGACCGCGTGCCCGTGGAGTCGATAATGTCGTTGTAGCGCTTGTCGCCCTTGTTGCGATCGGTCACGAAGAAGCGGCCCGACCGGGGCAGCATGTACTCGCTGATCTCTTTCCAATGGTCGAACCAGGTCGAGCGCTCGTTCTTGAGCGCGCCCCATCGGCGGAGGTATTGCTGGCGACGGGAGTCGGTCATGCGCCGAGCTTGTCTTTCTCGTTGTCGTACAGAACGCTCGACCGGCCCAGCGACAGGCTCGACGGCGCGACGCCACCGGCACCGGTGAGCATCGTGCTCTGCGGTCCCTGCTGGTTGGCGCTGGTCTTGTTGCCTGCAGCGAACGGATCACGGGCTGGTGTCTTCGCCGTATCGGGCGGCTTCACCGGCTCGGGTGCGGTAGGCGACTGGGGAGACTTGCCGCCGCCGCCACCTTCGAGTGTCATCTTTTTTCCGACAGGCTGGAAAGCCTTTTCGGGCAGCATGGTCAGCAGGTCGTAGCGCATCCGTCCTTCTCCTTCGTCAACACGTACACGTCGAGCAGTTCGCCACTCGGCCCTTGATGTATCTTCGGGATTCGCGCTTCGAGCGAGAACCCGCACTTCGCGACGATGCGCACGATCTTCTCGTGCTGCGTCCAGATCGCGACCTTCTCATATCCCAACTTCCAGGCAAGTGCTACACCCTGCTCCATCGCGCTGCGGAAGTACAGAGCATTGCCCATGATGTGCGGCTCGATCACTTTCGTGTTGCGCTGGACGGTCTTGAACACCAGACCCACGTCGAGGTCGCCCCACAGTTGCACCGTGCCGTCGTACACCTGAACCTCAAGCAGCTTCATCGCGTCGAGCTTCGTGTAGTCCCATCGGACATCCGCGGGTTCGATGTGCTCCCACAGGAACTGCTGCACGCGCTGGTCGCGGATGTCGAGCTGCTTGAGGTTCATTGCCTTCTCAGGTTGGCGTACGGATTGTGTTCTCGCTGCGCCGCGTTATGCGTACCGGGGATGTCCGTCAGCCTCGGTGTGTTCATCAGCGCCAGGATCACGGCTGTGCCGTAGTCAGGACTGCGGCCGATGCGCTTGATGATCTCTTCGCGGCTCTCGACGTAGATCATCTTGCCGCGCGGGAACCACGTCGGCGCACAGAGGTCAGCGAGTAGCCGACTGTCCGGTGGCAGCGCGATCGCCCGGTTGTTGGCCGGGTCCAGCGCTTCGCGCAGCTTCCACCAGCACTGCGCCCGCATGTTCGCGAATTGCAGCGTGCCTGACTTGTCCGACTCGCTCGCACTGTTGGCGAAGTTCACACCGATCACTTGTGCCGGTGCAGCACGCAGGAAGTCGTACGGGCTCGCACCGACGCCTATCACGTCGATGTGGATCGGCGCCTTGTCTCGCCGGTTGGTCAGCGCGAGCGCGGCCACCGTCGGGCCGTCCGGTGTCTGCGTTGCGGGATACGCGAGCAGCTCGTCGAACCAGTCACCGTGGCGCCTGGCGATGACCGTGTTGTCGGCGCCACCTCGTGCAACGTCGATGCCCATCGAGTCCATGCGCGGCTTCGTGATCTTCTTCTCCCATCGGCGCATCGCCTCCTCGACCCATGCGGTCGGGATCACCTGCCACGGTGAGTCCTCCATGCCGGCCGTGAAGTCGCCGTACAGCATCTGGCTGCGCAGAGGTTCGGGTAGTGCTTGCAGTGTCGCCATATAGCCTGTCGCCATGTAGTAGGGGTTGTCCGTCAGCCTCGCCGGTATGAACGTGCGTGACACCGGGGTGATGACCTCCTCGGGCCTGAAGTCCGCGGGGTCGAAGTCGTAGACAGGAATCTGGTTGACCAGCACGAACGGCTTCTCGTCGACGACCTCCTCGTCCTTGTCGACCACGCGTGCGAAGTAGCGAATCTCGCCGGGGTCAGCCGGGACCGGGTAGGTCTTGTCGAGCCACGGTGCGAAGTAGTCGAGCACCCACCGGCCCTCGCTCGTCGTCGGCGGGTTGAAGGTCATCAGCACGCGGGTGTGCTGCCCGACTACATTGCTTCGCCGCCAGCCCATCAGGAATCGCACTTGCGCCTCGCGCTGCTCCGTGACCTCGTCGAACGCTTTCAGGTCGTGCGCTCGCCCCTGGAAGCGGTGCTCGTCGCCGGCATTGTCCAGGCCGGCGAACTCCACGAGGCACTGCTTCTCGACCGGCAACTTCCACACACCCTTCTGGCTGTTGTATCCGGTGGTGTTGCCCAGCAGTTCCGTCAGCCGCTGCACGATACCCTCGGTCTGCGCCTTCTCGCGTCGCACGATGAGGGCGCGGCGGTGCGAGGTGAGCGTGAGCCCCGCGATCAGGTCCGTCTTACCACCACCCGCAGCGCCGCCATAGCCCAGCACGGTCGCCGGGCTGTAGAACGCCATCGACTGCGGCCCCGGCAGCGGTGCCCATATCGGTGCCAACTGGAGGATGCTGCTGACTTGCTTCTTCTCGTCTTCCGTCAGGTAGGGCAGCAGTTCTGCGATCTGCGCTGCGGTGTACGTCACACACCCGAGCCCGCAGTGAGAATCGGCGCACACGACACCACGAACTGCCGATCGCGCGGCACCTTGCCGTATGTGTTCGACAGGATGCTCTGGCGCTGCGCCTCGCACTCGGCTCGCGTCTTGAACGGCTCGACGCCGATCAGTTGATAGCCGTCACCGGAAACCAGCATCGCGATCAATACGAACGTGTTCATGTCGTGCCCTTTCGTGGTTACTCGAACATCTCAGGGCACACCGTGGTGCGTGCGACCTGGCCGAATTGCTTGTGATAGGTGATGACCGTCAGCTCGCGCTGCGACAGATAGCCGTGTCGCGATGCGTAGGCGTCAGCCGCAGCGAGGGTCGCGTGCTGCACGACCTTCATGCCGGCGTGCTCCTTCTCTTCGACGTGATGCCAGTGGCCGACGTGCACATAGCGCTTCGTGCTCGTGCCCCACACCTCAGGGAAGCGTGCCGCGAAGAGCAGCGGCAGTTGTGCGTTCTTCGCGAGGTGGCCGTGATGGAAGGCGAGCATCGTCTTGCCATGCTGGTGTGCGTAGTACGGCAGCTCGCTGTCGATGACCTTCACGCGTGGCTCGTTCTCGTAGAGCAGGCCGAAGAGGTGACGCAGCCACACGCTCGATGCCGTGTCGTGGTTACCCTCGGCCAGCAGCACGACGACCTGCTCATGCGTTTCGAGTGCCATCGTGATGATGCGACGAAGCAGTCGTGTCGCGACCTGAATCACCTTCGCGTATCGCGAGTCGGCATCGAGCAAGTGTCCTGACATCGGTGTGATCGGGGACAGCGAATCGAAGTGCAGGAAGTCGCCCAGCTGGTTGACGAACGCAGTGCCTGCCTTCGGTGAGTGCTTGACGGCGTGCGTGAACGCAGAGAGCAGCACGCGCTCGGCGATGTCCAGGTCCCAGTCCTCGCCTGTCTCCGGCGCCCATGCGCGCATCCCGACGTGGTAGTCGGTGATCGTGTAGAGGTTGCACAGATCAGCGAGTGTTGACTTGGGTGCCGGAAGTGGCGCAACGCGTGGCACTTCGAGCATCAACGCGTCAACAGCGGCGCGTACGGCCTGCTCGACTTGTTCGCGATCAACAGTGGTCTTGACCCATTGCGCGGCCATGTTGCCGTCCTTGTCGTAGAGCGTGCTCGTGCCCTTGACGACGAACGGCGCGACAGTCGCGCGGTGCATGTCAGCCTCGGGCGCGTAGCCTGCACGTGCGGCTTTGCGCTTGACGACGCGCACAACCCCGTCGACAGTCTGCCGTGCAACACCGAGGAACTTCGCGGCCCTCCTGCTGCTGCCGAGTTCGTTGATCTTGTCGATGTACTCGCACTGCTTCGGTGTTGCCCATTCCTTGAGTCGGGTGTCGATCATCGGCGCCTTTCTATACGAACAGGTGGTAGTCCCAGCCCATCGCCTGACATGCGCGCTTCGCGATGCGGTTGAACTCGATGTTGTGTTGTGATCGCGTTGCGGTCTTCGCTTGGTGCTGGTACAGGTGAATCATCTCGTGGCCCGTGACCCATGCGAGTGTGTCGAGGTGTGAGACGTTCGCGTAGCTGATGACGATGATCGGTGTGCCATCCGTGAGCCAGTGCGTGTACTCGCCCAGCACATCACGACGGCCTGTGGTGCGGAACTCGACCTGCTCTGCGTGCGGTAGCTTCAACGGGCGCCAGGGATCGAACCGCCTTAGGCACTCATACACCGCTGCGACGTGGTCAGCGGTGACGTGAATCACGCGAGTTCCTTGCGCTCCTGTGCTGCGGCGAGGATCGCAGCGAGCTTCGCGGGTGCGGTGCCGTCTTCGATCTTCACGGCTCCGCCGTCCTTGCCTGTGAGTTCGAGCTTCGAGCGATCGCTGTACTCGTCGGGGAAGCGTGCGCTCATGCTCTTCGCCCATGCCGCTGCGTTGAACTCGCGGGACCAGATGCCCCGCTGCACCTCTGCTTCCCACCAGGCTTGCGCATGGAGTCTCGCACGCGTGATCGAGTCGGAAAACTCAGGGTGTACTTTCGCCCACTCATCGAGAGTTTCGCGATGCACATCAAGCGCTGCGGCCATCTGCGCCTTGCTCTTGCCTTCTCTGCCGAGTTCGACAACGCGCTCGCAGAAGGCCGGATCGTATTTCGAAGGACGTGCCATGCGCCGAATTATTCCGCATCTTCAGTTCGTTATGCGTACCGTTTTCCAGCGCACCGCGTGCTCGGTTCGACGACGGCCCTTGAGGATGTCGTTCACCGTGCTCTTGCGCAGCTCGAACTTCCTGGCGATCTCCATGATCGTCAGACCCTGTTCGTACAGCTCGAACAGCAGATCGACCTCGTGGTCCGTGAGTCGGGCCTTCGGGTGCGACTCGCCGACCCTTCGGCCTCGTTCGTTTATTCCCACAGTTTTTTGCATCTTCCCTCCTGTGCGATTTTTTGCAGGTTATGTGTTCGGCTGCAGTTTTTTACAGGACTCCCTTCCAATCGCCATTCCATTTTCCATTCCCCTAAAGGGAGAAATGGAAAAATGGAAAGGTTTCCATGCCACTTTCAACCCATAAATGGGATGGAATGGAAAACTGGAAAAGGGTCACGAAGGCACCACCCGGCCCTCCTCGTAAGCCAGAAACCCCTCGGCTACAAGTTTTTGCAGGGCGTTAAAGAGCAGTTCGCGACGGCGATCGCGCTTCCCGCTGCCCTTATCGAAGGGCACAAAATCGATCGCACGGGTCAGCAGTTCGTCCACGGTGGGCGGCACCCCGTCTTGTCCAAGCGTGGGCAGCGCGTCCATGACCGCCTTCTGGTTGACCCCTAGCTTCGCCTTCTGCTTGACGCCACCCTCGGTGTGCTCGATCACACAGCTCGACACCACATCGCCGTCGTCATCAAGGCCGAGAGGCACCGTCAGGAGCTTGAACCCGAACTGAGCGCCATCCTGGCCGTCCTTGAGCTTGGAGACGGTCACAGCGCGATCCTCGCCGCTCCTGACTACCTCCAGCTCGGCATCGACGGCCGCACGTATGCCCGACCAGCCGCGCGCACCTTTGGCGCTGTCCTTGCCGCTGTGGTGCACGAGCACGACGCTGGCGCCGGTCACCTCGTGGATGGTTTTGCAGTGGGCGAGTGCTTTGCCTACGTCTTCGCTGGCGTTCTCGTTGCCGCCGGGCATGACTCGGGCGAAGGTGTCGATGACGACGATGTCGCAGCCGCCCCAGCTTCGCAGGGCTTGAATGAGGTCGGTGACATCGTCATTGCGCAGGAGATTCGGCGCTGTTCCGATATAACCGAATTCAGGGCCGTCAAGCTCGCAATGGTGATGTCCGCAATAAGCACTGATTCGCCCGCCGAATCCCGCAGCACCTTCGGCGGCGACGTAAACAACACGAGCTTGTCGGGTCCGATGCCCTCGCCAGTCGATACCACGAGCGATTGCAGCAGCGATGTCAGTGACGAGGAAGGTTTTCCCGCTTCCGGATTCTCCATAGACCATGATGAGTTCTGCACGAGGGATTACTCCTTTGACGAACCACGAGAGCGGTTTTTGATTGCGCGCTTCGGCTGCGCCTTTGACTTGGAATCTTTGCGGATCGCGATCTCCTGCAATTCCTTTCTGGTCGGCCAACCCTCCGGCAGTGACGGGAAGCTCTTCAAAGGCGTCAAGGACTTCGGTGTCCTGCCATCCATAGCGGCTTGCAAGCGTGAAGAGGGATCGTTCTGTGATAACGTCGCCGTCACGGTCACTGCGTATGTACGGCCACACACGGTTATCGATGAAGTCACCGTCGTACTTGGATGCACGCTGCGAGAATTCGTGAATTTGATGAAGTCCCTCAACGCTGCCGTCAGTTGCGTGATGGATCGCACATACGACTCTGAACCATTCGTCATAACTTAATTCCTTCTCTCCTGAATTAGGGATCGCATCGAGTGCGGACTTGATGCGGGTGAGTGACTGCGGGGTTTCAATCGCGTTGTGGGCTGCCTTTTCAAGACGTTCCACAACAGGCGCATCGGGCGAGGCGGCCCACAGTTCGCCGCTGATGAGTTCGGACTGCGTGGCCGGTGACAAGGGCAGCACGAACATGCTGCCGTATCCATCGGCAGGCACTTCATCCTGTTTCGGGAAGACCTCGACCTGACCCTTCGACACGCCAGCGGTGCCTGACGTGAAGCCGCACGCGTCAAGGACGACGCGAAGCATCTCGCGAACACTGCGCGCGTCTTGCGGTGCGTCCCACACCAGATAGAGGTGCACCCCGCTGCCGCCGGATGAGCGGAACACGACGGGTGCATAGCCTTCGGTTTCGAGCGCGAAGACGACGGTGTCGACGATGCGCATCATGTCGGGCCAGGGCGTCTCGCCCTTGTGCGAGTCGAAGTCGAGACAGGCGACGCGCGTCGTGCTAGAACCTGGCGCGATCGGGCACAAGCCGTAGACGTTGCTGCCGGTCGCGTGCTCGTTGAGAAAGCCCGGCGTGAAGGCTTCGCGAATGAGACGCGGGCCGTTGGACGTGCGTATCCAGCAGTGACCGAGGTGGCAGCGGTCCACGAGCGGCCACAGCGCGTCGACGCGTTCTTGGCGGTTCAAACGAACCTCCCCGCGATTCGGTTCAGTTCGTCGTCAGCGATGATCGGCGGGTCGATCAGGAGCATCGCCGCGCGGTATATGTCGGCAGGCCGGGTGCCCGGCAGTTTGAGAAGTTCGCGTCTGCTCTCTGCGTCTCTGCGGAACGCACGCCGGGCCCGGTGCAGCGCCTTCCAGCGCTGCCGCGCCGTGGGGGTCTGTACAGTCATCTAGTGCCTTTCGATTTCATAGCGATGCACGAACTGGTCGGCACCCTTGTCATAGTCGTCTACCCGCTCATCGGCGCCGCAGTCCTTGAGGTAGCAGAACCGCATGGCGACGTAGCGATGCGCGTGGTGTTCGTTGATGGTGATCTCGTCGGCCAGCGCGGTGAAACCTTCAGCGCGCAACGCCGCGACGATCGTGGCGAGCGCGGGGGTCATCTGCGACGAGCGAATTCACACGCCGCACAGACCGGTGACAACTGCGTGCGCAGCACCACTGGCAACCCTTTGCGTCTCATCATCTTCGTCGCGAGTTCGATGCGCGCAGCGAGTGACGGCTCGACCCGCGGCACGCCCTTCGTGCGATAACTGCCGGCGATCTGATAGAGAGT